GCAAGTGGACACGGCAACATTAACCATTACCGACAACAGTGGCGTAAGCCAAACCAGCGGTGTACCAGATGGTTATGTAGATGGCGATGTGGCGGCTAGTGGTGAACTTAGCATTAACGCCAGCAATTTTAAGCTGATTTCAAACTCAGCCAAATCAGCCGGTTCATGGCGCGGCATGAAAACGTTCGACATCATGTTTTACGCTAAAACGGCAAAAGACGAAATGAAAGTTGAAGCCTTTGGATGCCGCATTAAGTTAAGCGATATTTTAGATATCGACAAAAAAGGCGGTCAAGCCTCGTTATTTAAAATTCCGTTTGATGTAACCGATCCTGACTTTGTGCATATCGATGGGGTGCCTTACTTACGCCCTGACGAAATCGAAAACATTACGCAGTAGGCCAAGCAGTTAATAGAGAGTCGATAACGAATGGATGACGCCGACAGAGCAGGCATTGAGCAAGAACGCATTGAAAAAGCCTTTTTAGCCAAGCGAACCACGCCACCGCCGAGTCGGCTAAGCGCAACCCAGTGTATTGAATGTGATACCGCAATACCTGAAAAGCGCCGCCAATTACTACCAGGTGTGCAGTTGTGTGTTGAGTGCAAAACATTAAGTGAGCATAAGTGATGAATAAAACAAAAGTAAATTTTGGCTTTATTTCTGGATTAGAAGGCGGCCCAACATGCACCGGATATGTGCCGGATCCTGTGCATTCAAAATCGGGCGTCACTATTGCCACCGGCTTTGATCTTGGCCAGCGCTCAATTGATGATTTGCAAAAGTTTTTACCACAACCATTAGTGCAGAAGTTAGCTAAATATTGTGGATTAACTCAACAATCGGCGGTGCAAGCCTTACATGCTGCGCCGCTATCAATCACAGCAGATGAAGCACACATGATTGACCTGTGTGTAAAAAGTCAATTACTTGAACAGCTGCAGCATAGATACAACCGAGATTCTGCATTGCCTTTTGACCAACTAAAAGAGCAACAGCAAACCGTAATAGCGTCAGTGGCGTTTCAGTACGGCAATTTAGCGCGTCGCTGCCCTAACTTTTGGCGAGCCGCTACGCAACAGAACTGGCTGCAAATGGCTATCGAATTACGTGATTTTAGCGACCGCTACCACAGCAGGCGAAATCGTGAAGCGAACTATTTAGACATGGCGGAAATTTAACATGGACTGGAAATCAATTAGCGGAACCGTTGGCACCATCGCCGGAGCAGTCGCCCCGTTACTGGGTGGCCCTATTGGTTTAGCCGTGAGTATTGGCAGCCAAATTGCGGGTGCATTGGGTACCGAAAATACCCCAGAAGCCGTACAAGCAGCTTTGCGTAATGACCCAAATGCAGCCTTAAAACTGCAAGAGTGGGCAGCACAAGAACGTGAGCAAATTCGCCAAGCCAACATTGAACTGCAACGCATTGCCTTAGATGAATACAAAGCCGATTTAGCCGATCGCCAAAACGCTAGAAGTGAACACAAAGACCATTGGATGCCAGCCACATTAACACTTGTGCTGCTTGGGTTATTTGCCGCCGTGTTATGGGCATTATTTTACGGTCCAGTGATTGAAGGTAACCGAGATTTGATTGTGTATTTGGTGGGTAATTTATTCACCTTAGTAGCGGGTGCCGTGACGTACTGGGTGAGCTCAACCAAAGAGTCCAGCGACAAAGACAAGATGATGGGACTACTGAATAAGGGCAATGCGCAAAGCCCATCAATCAAAGAGGTGTAACGCATGGAATTAACAAATTGGTTATTGGTTATCGTTGGCATTGTTGGTGTGTTACTCACTATCGCCGTGCCGTTAATCGCCTATCTAAACAATGTGGCGCATAAAACCAGTAACGAACTAAGCAACCATAAAACCCATGTTGCCGAAAACTACGCCACCAAAAATGACGTGAAAGATCTTGGCGACCGAATGGAACGCCAGATGCAAGCAGGATTCGACAACCTAAAACAATTACTCACCAACAAGGACAAAGCAGCATGAAAAAGAAAATCACATTAGCAATCGCCGCATCAACCATTGGTTTCACCATGACTACCGACGATTACAACAGTTATATGAATGAAATTATGCCAGACAACAAAATGGCCCCAGCCCACAACCTCGTGATGCGAACGGTTGATGCTGAACAAAAAGAAGAGCTGCGCGGCATTTTAGACAATTCACCTGGTGCAGCACTGCAAATTGCAGGTTTTCTTAATCAGGAGTTCGCGCCGTCGATTGCCATTAGCGTAAAAAAATAAATGCGCTGGTTGACGCCATCGGCAACAACCAGCTTGAGCAATTACTCACAATGCGTCGTTATTTATTGCCCCACGAAGATGACAGCGAAATAAGTATTGCCCGTGCAGCTTGGTTACTAACCAGACAGCGCGAAGATTTAGAAGCCATTGTTACCAACGCCGTATGTAAGGCGTTTGGTGGTAAGTAAAACAGGTAGAAAGGAATAGCATGAGCTTACCCGCACCGTTAATGTTTACCATTGGATTGATAGACCAAATTACTAAGCCGATTGCAAAAATCAGCCAGCAATTTAATGGCCTAGCATCCAACTACCAAGCCGGAACCATGAAAATGGCCTCGGGCATTGGTGGCATTGCGGCCAGTGGGTATGCACTGCAAAACGCCTTAATGCCAGCCATTGAAATGGACCGCGCACTGGGTGAGGTTAAATCCTTGGGGGTGCGTCAGTCTGCACTGAAAATGCTCACTGATACGTCATACGAGTACGCGCTTAAATACGGCAAGTCATCCACTGAGTTTGTTAAGTCTAGCTATGACATTCAGTCGGCGATTGCTGGGCTTAATGATGCTGATCTGTCCGCATTTACCTTATCCAGTAACGTATTGGCCGCAGCGACTAAAGCAGACGCAGCAACCGTTACTGACTATATGGGCACCATGTACGGCATCTTTAAAAATGATGCCATGAAAATGGGCGAAGGTGCTTGGGTAGAACGCTTAACTGGCATGACAGCAACAGCAGTACAAGTTTTTAAAACAGATGGTAAAAAAATGGCTGATGCCTTTGGCGCACTAGGTGCCTCAGCTGGGCTTGCGCCATTAGAAGAACAAATGGCGATTATGGGCACATTGCAAGCAACCATGCAGGGCAGTGAGTCAGCCACAAAATATAGATCGTTTTTAGCGGGTGTAGGTAAAGCACAAAAAGCGCTTAACCTGCAATTTACCGACGCGAACGGCACCATGTTACCCATTGTCGATATTCTTAATAAGATAAAAGGCAAGTATGGCGATGTGATCGACGTGGCTGAAGGTGATGCTTTAGCTACCGCGTTCGGTTCGCAAGAAGCCGTATCAATGGTCAAGTTATTACTGAATGACATTAACGGCCTAAACGGTTCAATTGAAAGTTTGGGCAAAGTCAAAGGCATGGAACAAGCCGAAATAATGGCCGCCGCCATGACCGACCAAAGCGAACGCCTAGCCCAAAGCTGGTACGTAATCCGCGCCGCCTTTGGCACCGCAGTATTACCTGCATTTAATAGCTTTGTTGGTTGGATTGCCGACATGGGCCGCGATGTGATGGCGTTTACTCAGCTATACCCAGAACTGACCAAATACATGGGCTATGCCGCAATAGGCCTACTAGGTTTAGTTGCTGCAGGTGGTCTATTTACCTTAACCATGGGCGCAGGCCAAATGATAATGACCACATGGGGCGCCGCCGCCATGGTATGGGCAGGCATAAACGCAGGATTAACCGCCGGATTAAGTGCATTACGCGGGGTAATGCTAGCAGTAAATATTGCCATGTATGCCAACCCAATAGGCTTAATTGTCGCTGGTGTAGCCGCTTTAACTTTTGCGGTAATTGCTGCGGTTTACTATTTTGATGATTTAAAGAAGATGCTTACAGGGACTGCATGGGGGGATGCAATTATTTTTGCTGGTGCTGAAATAGCAGAAGTATTCACGAGCTTAGGCGGGTTGTTGAGTAGTACATTTAGCGCAATTGTGGCAGCAGGGAGAATGGTTTGGGAGGCGATAAACCCGATAGTATCGGTATTGCTAAGTATTCAAATGTTCTTCCTTAAAACAATAGGAGTTGTCATCGGTAGTGCAGTAGCCATTATTGCAGGTGCCATTGGTTTGATAGCGAGCCTAGTGAGTGGCATTTTTTCGGCATTCGAATGGGTAGTAAGTGGCATTGGTAGCATGTTTAACGGTGTGGCATCTATTCTGGATGGTATTTGGGGCAGTATTAAAGCCACGTTCACTGAGGGTGTTGAATGGATTATCGACAAGCTAAACATGATCCCAGGTGTTGATATTGATGCCAACATATCGAGCGCTAATATTCCAAGCGTTGCCGCAATAGCCCCAATAAAAACCAGTGTTGCCCGTGGGGGTATTACCCAAAGCCTATCAACGGCCAACCAACAAAAATCAACCACCGTAGGCACCGTTAACGTGTACCCAGCAAAAGGCGATAACGTGAATATTCCAGCTTACTTGGAGATGCACGCATGAGTCTATTTATTGATTTGCACATTAATAATGGTGACGTGGTGCTAGATGCCGGATTAACGCCAACTTACTTAACTGACAGAGCCGTAATCGCCCAAGACATAGTGCATGCCATTTTAGACACCGGCTTAGCACATCTTTTAGTGAGCGATCGCGGAACAGGTATAACGGCAGACACCCAAATAAAAATCAAATTACTGGTTGAGGATGACGTTCGCATCATGCCTGGCACAGTGCGCGTTGAGCAAGTGTCATCAGGTCAATGGTGGGTATATGCCGACACCATTAACTTTGGCGCCGTTTCTTCACAAATTACATCAGGCGGAGTGCTTTAAATGGCTGACAAAATACAAGTACCAACAATCGACTTTGCCAAAATTGTTGAAGCAGCAGGTATACCAACAACAGAAGACGGCTGGAAAGCTTTATTTAAGCAAGATGTAGAAGCCGAGGGCAGCATTATTGCCAACGACTCACCTTATTCACCGTTTTGGCGTTTGATCTCAGCCATTGTTGCTAAGCCTGCTACATGGATTGTTAACAAGGTACTTATTGATGCAATACTGCCAAATTTGTTTTTGCTAACGGCAAACGACGATTCGTTTATAGAAGCCAAAGCATGGGAACACGACTTAACCCGCAAAGAAGACGAATTTGCCAAGGGTAAAGTGCGCTTTAATCGCGCCGCAGCCAGTGGCCCTAGTTTGTTAATACCTGCCGCAACCGTTATTCAAACCGATGCCATTAACGGCACCGTTTACCGTGTGATAACCACTGATGATGTGATTTTTCCCCAAAATAGCTTAAGTGTATCAATACCCGTTATTGCCGAAAAAGCAGGCGCAGCATACAACCTAGGCGCAGGTTATTACCACGTTTTACCTGAGTCAGTAACCGGAATTGGCAGCGTGACCAATGACGCTGATTGGATAGACACATTAGGCGCTGATGCTGAAACTAATGACGATTTAAAACTACGCACCCGCAACGCATTTACTGCAGCCGCACCTTGGCATATTGATGCTGTTTATCGCGCAATGCTTACCGAACGCGCAGGACTAGACGAAGACAACATATTTTTTGAACATGACGCACCGCGGGGTCCAGGTACTGCAAACGCTTATATTTTGCTAGATACCGGAGAACCATCAAGCGAACTTATCACCGACTTAAATCAATATGTGATGGACAAAGGCTACCATGGCCACGGCGATGATGTACTGATTTTACCGTTGCCAGGTGTTGATACCAACATAGGCGTAACGGTTTACCCAGACCCTAAATTATTAGCAGCAGAAGTGATTACGTTACTGAATGGCATAGAAGACTTTATTCGCTGCGCATTTCGTGAAAACACCAATTACACAGCTACCAGAACAGAGCCCGCGACACGCTTTAGCTTTAGTCGTTTAAGCCAAGAGCTACACAAAGAGTTCACTGGGTTAGAGTCGCTTAACTGGCACCAAACAGACATTACTAACGCCAATAATGTGCCTCGTATCGATACGCTAACCATAACCAATGGTAACGACGCATGAACATTGATTGGAGCGACCTAACCAAATTGCCTTACTGGTTAGCAAGGCAAGGCAGCGAACTGGATAAATTGCGCAAAGGTGCCGTGCGATTTTGGCAGCGCTTTGCAGACATGCTGGCGTTTCCATCTAAACAACTCGACCCCATGACCGCAGATCTTGAAATTGTGCATTTACTTGCATGGGAACGAGATATTGAACAGATACCCAGTGAAACCGAATTGATGTATCGCACCAGAGTGAAATATGCGTTGCCGTTCGCCAAAGGTGCAGGCAGTAAAAGCGGTTGGATAGATATGTTTAAAAAGCTCGGTATGCCGTGGATAACTATAGACGAGCGTTTCAGTGAAACAGATTGGGACGTAGTGGATTTGCAGCTACTTGATGCAGACGTTGGTAGCAATCAAAACCTGATCAATTATATTTGCCGTCAATATGGCCGTACCACAAGGCGCTATCAGTACACCACCATTGCAAAAATGGCTGTCATGTCGCCACCTAAAAACTTTGATAACCACAACGATTTAAGCATGGCCACTCTAAATACCAATTTGTTGCCAGCTAAAAGACTAATGACAATGGACAGTGAATCTAGCTTCCTAGTCGCCGCAATTAAGCAGCTTTAAATAAAAGCTAAACAGATATAAAAGAGAACAGAGGACTAATACCATGGCACAAGTGATCACCATTGCGGGCGAACGTTTATTTGCACTTAAAGCACAGAACAATGAGCAGTTAGACATTGATACGTTCATTTTTGCCAACGTGCCAGGGCAAGACCCAAATGCCACGATTGACAGAAATGAAAGTGTGCCGCCAGTAGGGCAACAAGTGCATCAGCAGATAGTGCAGCAAGTCGGCCGTGTAAACGATAACGTAGTTATATACTCAACCGTACTGGACAGCGTAACGGGCCCGTTTGATTTTAACTGGGTTGGTTTGTATTCATCTGTAAACCAAACATTGATTGCCGTGAGTCATATTCCTAGCGTGAGCAAAACGATTACCGTGCCAGGTGCAGCTGGTAATACGTTAAATCGTAACTTTGGTATTGAGTACAGCGGCATTGCAGATTTGACGGGGATTACGGTTGCACCAGAAACATGGCAGTTAGATTTTACCGCGCGTTTATCTGGTATGGATGAATTAACCCGCCAGTTAGCAGCTGACATGAACGGCAAAGACTGGTTTATTGGTGACGGTTTTAAAGTAGAACCTCGTTCAACAACTAATACATTTAAAGTCACACCTGGTGCGGGTTATGTGTCAGGCCTGCGCGTTGAATTGAAACAAGACCATATTTTAACCATGCAATCTTATCCTCAGTTTGTTTATGTTGATGCATGGTTTGATGGTGATGCGTCAAGCAAGTGGGCACCAAAGACAGCATTTACTGTGACAAATGGTGAAATGGACGATTACATTGATGTTAATGGCAAACAGCATTATGTGTTTAAGCTGGCGCGAATTACTGCCGCAGATACAGTGGTAGATTTGCGCAATACGAATGGGATAAGAGAAGATGTTAATAACCACATAAGTAATGAGATTGAGCATCATAATTCAATTTATAATCGACAGTTTAACTCGCTAGAAGATGCTGTATTAACCGTATTTCCATTGTCGTCAAGTGGAACTTCGATAGAGCTGAAAGAGAGGAACTCAGGAAAAGGCGGCGGCGCTGTATGGGATATAGTGCTTACATCATCAGTTAATCCAGACGCTAAAGGCATCGTCCAAAGCATTGGAAA